TTCCATTGCTGAACCAAACAAGTGACCTTGAGCAATCGCAAAGTGTTTTATATCTATCCCAGCTTGACGACAGGCAATAAAGACATCATGTTCCCCTTCGCCAGGCCAACTGATCCAAACGACTCTCATTTGCTACGTGCTCTATGTCCATTAATGATATCTTCAAAAATACGTTCAAGATTATAAACAGGTACCCACGTGCGGTAATGTTGTTGAAACTTAGTAATATCTGCAATGAAGATGATATGATCACCAGTACGATTACCCTCATGCATCTTATAGATGGGCTTCATGCCTGTCATGGCTTCCACAATATCAAAAGCTTCAAGAACTGACACGCTATTATTTCTACCAGAACCTAGGTTATAAACTTCACCACAACGTTCCTGCGTGCGGCCGTATTCATAAATCATAAGACAGGCGTGCACAACATCATAACTGTGAATGTTATCTCTGACCTGTTTACCTTTATAACCATACACTTGGTATTCACGTTGTTCTAAAACACACTTAACGAGATATGAAAGATAGCCATGAAGTTCTACACCTGAATGCTTGCCTCCTGTGAGGCATGCACCCCTCAAACAAGCAGTATACAACCCAAAGTACTTGCCGTATTCCTGTACCATGATATCGGCAGCAGTCTTAGAAGCCCCAAAGACACTATGCATATTTTGATCAATGCGTTGCTTTTCAGAAATGCCCAACCAATCAAGAGGGTCACTATACTCATACCGTTTTTCTAATTCGACCATAGGTTTTTCATTAACAGAATCACCGTAAACCTTACTGGTTGATGTGTATATAAAAGTGGCCTTAGGACAATGTACCCGAGTTGCTTCAAGCAGGTTAACCGTGCCGTTACAGTTAACATCAAAGTCTCTCAGAGGATATTTGAAAGAATAATCGTGGGCAGGCTGAGCTGCAAAGTGTAAAATTAAATCAAACTTCTTATTAACAAACAAATCAAAGATCTTTCCACGATCTCTAATGTCCATGTCCGCTGATTTAAAATTACTAGTGATTTCCTGTAAGCGCTTAAGATTCCAGGAAGTGTCACCCTCTTCACCAAAAAACTCTTTCCGGGAGTTGTTATCGATACCGATGATTTCAACTCCCGGAAATTTATCAAAGTATTCAACTGCCTCAGAACCGATCAAGCCTGAGGAACCTGTGATCAGAATGCGCACCGTTTACTCGCCTCTATTAATCCACTGAAATGAGCCTATGCCAGAAGCCGGACCCATTGCACCAGTCAAACAGAAACGTACACAGGCGGCCAATGGATGATCTGATTCCATGTAGTTCTGTTCATTAACGGCGCGGTACTTACCATAAGTGCCAGAGCCATGCCAATTGAGTGCAATGGCGTTTACATCAACAGGACCGTTAGCGTTGAAATTCTCTTCACAAGTCGTCATGGGTAGAATTTGAATTCTGTCATTATATGACTGTGGGATGTAACATGTACATGCTGTAGTGTCAAGAAAACGGCTGCCTTCGTGGGGTAAATGATTAACTTGGTAATCAAGAACCTTTTTCCACCAACTGGCGTCCTTTACTCCCCAAAGGAAATGATGATATGGCGGCGGAAGCATGAAAACATCTTTGCCTTCGTAACCAGGATTATTGAAGGGGCTCTGTTCCAGAGCACGAAAAAAAAGCATATCCGTATCCGCGTAGAAACCACCTGTTTGACCGAGAACAATGTAACGGAAAATGTCAGCGTAAATCGTAATGTACTTAGCTGGGAAGTCAACACCCAGGTGCTTTTCAATATCAAGTTCCACGATCTTAACTCCAAGAGCTTCTACTTTGCTCCAGCAGTTATCGGATTTGTCAGTATCTTCAGGTACACGATCCAAGGAGGGTTTAACATAAAGAAACACTTCCCAATCAGGATGATGCTTGACGAAAGTCTCTAATGAGACATAGCGTATCCAGGGAAACAGTTCAGTACCCCAATAAAAATACGCTTTTTTCGGGATACGCGATAGATGCCAGTCCATATTGTTCTCCTAATCTTTAATAGCTTTGAACGTTCTAAAATGGTCATTTAACCACAAGGTACTAATCACTACCCTGAAGCCAGCTGCTTTAAGCATGCTGTTACCTTCTTCTTCGCTATAGGGAACGGCATAAGGTGCTCCTTCTCCATCCGAACACCAACAGAAGGCTTCTTCCTTTGAAATACCTCGAGTCTCAACAAGATTATTAATGGTTTCTAAGAAGTAGTCATACATGTACTCTGTATAAAGCATGAGATAACAAAAACCCCCATGCTTGAGTACGCGGTAAAACTCTTCCACAACCTTAGGTCCTTCTTTGATGTGATGAATAACGCCATGGCTGCTAACAACATCAAAAAGTTCATTGCCAAAAGGAAGAGGGTGTGAAACATCAAGTTTAATAACGCTAGCAGCACGAGACAAATTGTACAGGGCAATGTTAGACTTTGTTCTTTCAATATTAGCAGCCACTATATCAGTAGCCACCACCTGATTGCCACGTCTAAGATAACTGATAGCGTCTGATCCCGCACCGCAGCCGTATTCTAAAACTGTCTTGCCATGGATAAGATCAAACTCTTGTACGATCTTGTGATCGGGATAAACCTCTTCCTTATTACTAGGAAAGGTGGCTGCCCTTGCCCAAGAGATACGTGTCCGTTCTTCGTAATCCATTAAAGATCCTTTTCTTTTTCAATGATACGAGTTGTAACTCCACTATCTCGATTGTAAACGTCACTATTAGCTGAAGCACCTATCTGATTAACATTCCAAACACCATCAGGCTTAATTTGAGTTGGCCTGCTCATGATGACTTTGCAGGCTTCCAAACTTGGATTGATAATAAGTTCCTCATTACAAGTCCCACGCCACACCCAAGAAACCAACTTGGCAACCCTGAAGTTAAAGAGGCGATCTTCCATGTTCTGCAACTCTGGATCACAATAAGAACCAAACTTAGACTTTACACGAACTAGTACAGAGGACTTAACAGCACAGTTGGCCCAGGAAGCAAAAAAGCCCTGCTTCAAGAATCCAGGAAGAACAATGTCAGAAGGGCAAGGCATATTGCCAACTTCATTAAAAGCACCATTACGGTGTACCACAAAAGGCCCGTAAACGGCTTCAGCAGTCTCAAAAGCTTTGGCATCTAGTTCTAGTTTATCGGAAATAAACCAATCATCTGAACCCAGGCGTGTCCACCATTCACAAGTATTGACGGCTATTTCCATACCAATTTCGTTCATTGCTACGCCGCCACGATTTTCATGATACCTTAAATAAAAGATACGAGGATCTTTTTCAACATAAGCATTAACAGTATCAGCCGTGTTATCTGTTGAGCCATCATCAAGAACAAAACAAACCCACTTATCGTAAGTCTGTGCCAACAAGGAATCTAGAGCCCTGGGGAGCGTACTGGCTCTGTTGTAGGTGGGCAAGATAACAGCAAAAGTCTTTTCCAGATGCTTCAGATTTTTTAGAGATAATATACGTTCACATTGTTCAGATGTAAATGGTTCAGGTTTACCACCGGGAATCAATTCTGCGCCATCTGGGAAGATGTCCTGCGATACCTTGCGGAAAATTCCTTTCTCAAAATGTAAGTGACGATCTACTCCGCCAAGACCCCCATAGTATTGAATACACTTCATGCGAAGATTAATGCCTGCATTTCCGTAGTGGATGACCTCAAACGGAGCCTGGCCAGCACGGCCCGAAGTTAACTTATTGTGTATTTGACTCGGAAATTGGGCTTTGTGAGTGCCATGTGAAACACTGAAACTGAGATCTGGGAAGTACCGCCAGAGCTTATAAAACCAGCCATCGTCAAAACCCTCATCAACTCGGGCGTATTCAGTATTCCGCCACACCTGTGTATAATGAAAGGACCACACATCAAGCTTACTACTAAGATTGTTACGGCAGAAGTCACGTATTCCAGCAGTTCCTTTTGCATCCAAGACCTCATCATCGTCCATCCACAGGATATATTCATAGGGACCATCAGTGTGGACGCGTTCAATGAGCTGCTGTTTCCAGTGTAACTCTTGGGCGAAATCATGTTGATCTAGGGGTACACGAAGAATACGATCTTCGGGAACAATGTGTTTTTTGAGATACTCATAGGTACCATCAAAGCTGGCATCATCTACGATGAAAACATCATCGCAGTAATCCTGCATGTTACGCAAGACCCTATAAAGATTACTACCGCGTAAAATGCCATTGCGTAGTTTTAGAAACCCGCAAATGAGGTTGTTAGCCATTGAGTGCCTCGTTAGTGCTGGTAGCGTTCAAGAATCATTATGTAAGCCAATGTGCGCGTCTTAAAGACTGCTGGCTTTGATCTTACGATTCTCCATCGCGTACCGTCAACTACCAAGACTTGGTTTTCAACAGTTCTTAATTCAGAAATGGCTAAAGATTGATCCGCTGGGACTTGGCCTACATCAAAGAGGCGATAAAAACGAGACCTATCAGGATTAAAAAATATGCGTATCTTACGATTAAAAACCAAACTCTCCAGCGGCTGACCTGTAGGGGAATTGGTGGTCGTGATATCGTAGAGATCTATACGTCGATCTAAAAAATTGGATATGATACCCACTAGATTTGCCTATCAACATAGTCCTTAAGTAAATCTCCAATATGGCCCTCAAATAACTTATTATCGATAGCAAAGGAAATATCACTAAGACGTATGGTAGCTATACCTTCACTCGTCGACAAGTTAAGTAACTTAGAAGCCAAGGCCAAAACAGCAGCACGAATAGGTTCTGGAGTAGATGCAAAGCCAGCAATGTAGGTGAGTGCCAACAACATGCTATTATACACCATCTCAAAACCATTGGAATCTGTTAACTTCATTATACCTGTTGCTTTTTCCAAACGATAAAAGAAAGAAACAATGTTGCCCGTCAAGCTTTGGGTAACAAGCTGTGTTTGACTGTAGGGACTTATCTGAACAGTGGGAGTGGCTCCTGTAATGGTCAGAATGGGATATCTCTTAAGTTTTACCCTATCTGTCTGCTTAATTTCGATCAGTTCTTCAAAGGCGCGCAAACCAAAAGTACGATGAGTATATGCCTCTACCAACTGAATTGACGCTCGAAGTAATTCTTTATAGAGATTGTCCTTGGTGTGATCATCATCTTCAATCAACAAATAACTGCGTAAGTCTTCAAGACTTACCCAATAGGGTTCGGTAGTGACATCAACAACTTCAAAAGGTACAGCGCTTGAAAAACTTGTCACACCTTGGGTGTAGCCTACACCAAGAGCAAACCAATTGCCTACAGTTGAGCCAACTGGCACATAAAAATCAAAACCATATTTACCAGTAGTACCTGATACAGCTGTCAGAGATTGATCTGATAAAAAAATGGACTTTTCCGGGGTGTAGACATTGGCACTAGGGTTACCTACGGACAGACGATCACCAGCGTCGTCAAAGAATGTAAAATCCAGACGGAAGGTGAGCCCTGGCAGGAAACCTCTTAGCATTTAACCCTTCCACCACTTAGGCAAATCAGATGGTGGGGTCTCGCCCACGTCTATCTTTGGTCCACCAGCTTCAAATTCATTGGGCAGGGGCTGCAACATGTCTTTGTAAGAAATAGGTTCTCGGGGCGGTTCCTGAACTGAGGGATTGGGTCTATTCAAATCCCTAAGGAACTTTTCCAACTGGGTTTCATTGTCGATCTGGCCGATAGTCTTGAAGCCCCTGTATTCAAGGTACATCTTTGAAGTCTCAGCATTGCAAAGAGCAATGTTGTCTTTAACTTCAACAACTTCTTCATAGGGGTACTCTTTCCAGCTGCCCCTGTAAGTGGTATCGACCGTAAATTTCAGTACATGCATAACCCCTCCTTACGTTTGTTCCCCTTCTCTAGGATGCCCCTTGGGAAACTTCCTGTAACCCGCATTGTAGAAACGATCCTCTTCTACACCTAGAACCTTTTCAATGTGGTTAACCTCATTACGAAAGCTGACCTTAGAAGGCCACTGCTCACCGATGAGATGAAAGCTTGACTTTGATATTAACTTTTTAATTGGACGGTTACAAGTGGGACACTGTGAAATGGCCGTAAAGCCTGGCGTGAGATGTTCAAACACACCGCAGGCAGAGCATTGGTATTCGTAAAGCATACCCTAGTATACCAAAACCACAAAGAGGGAGCACCACACTAGGTAGTGCTCCCTCTACAACCGCCGCCCCACTAAGCTTAGACAGCTCTGATGCCGGACAACATCGACAAGTGCCGGAAATCACGTACGACGAGAGCTTCATCCATAAAGATGTCGAACAAGTCATACTGCGAAGAGACCTTCGCCAACGGCATAACCGTCAACTCAGTCAAGACACTCATAAACACGTCCTGCAGATCGATAACGAACAAAGCCGAGGTTGAACCACCGGTCAAAGCCGTAATCGTGCCTGTAGACGGATGCCGCGTGAGAACATCCGGAATATTAGTCGTTGCAACAATAGGAATATCATTGTACGAAATAACCCGGAATCCACCAGCGATTTCCGTCCGATCAACAAACCGTTGCTGCGCTTGCAGCAAGGCATTGATCTTCCGACGGCCAAGACGCGACGTGACGATCAAACCAGGATTACCAATATTGGTATCGATTACCTGATCCATCTTCGCGGTCGTCAAATCATTACCAGAAGTACCGTCGGTACCTGCAGTCACGATTTGGCCGGTATTAGCGTTTAACTGATACGCAAGGCCATTGAACTGTTTGGCATTGACCGTGGGGTAGTTACCCCAAAACATGCGATAATCCTCAGCATTACGAATCTCGCCAGCTTTCGCCTCGAGCTCTTCACGCATAAGGTCCGCAATAGAACGACCGGTCTTTTGAACACGCCGACTGATACGACCCTGAGTGGCAATGGTTCTGTACGGAAAAGTAACTTCCCCGTAAGTTCCCACCTGCTCAGTGATAGTATCGACATCGTCGATGTCCACAGCCTGAGTTGTGCCCGGCGTACGAGTGTACACCAAGTAGCTATCCCCTGAACCCGGAACCCGCCGCAAGTTTTGCCGCAACGGATTCAAGAAATCAACCAGCTGAACCATCATCTGATCAATCTCAGGGATCTTGAACAACGCCGAGATGTCAGTCTCGGCTAACGCTTTTTGCAACAATGCAAGATCTGGACCCATATCTACCACTCACCTCCCCTTCAACAACGTTTACTTAACTTTTCGTTCCCCTGTGAAAGTCGCTAACAAGCGATGCAATTGATCGCCCGGTCCCAACTTCTCAAAGCCTTTTTCAGCTTTGACAGACTTCGCCAAGCCGGCAATGGTGTCTTTATCACCCTCGCCGCTGCGGTCGATGTCCTCGCCAGTCCCCTGACCCTTACGGATCGGAAGCTTTTCCAGCGCTGCTACAACAGAAGCGACTTGCTTTTCGATGTCAGCTTTAACAGCTTCCATCTTGGCAGTTTCGGCTTGCGTCTTCTCCAGGCCGTCTTTAACTTGGGCCTGCAGGTCGCCGATAAGCTTTTCCAAGGATTTCTGGGCGTCGGCAGCAGCATCTTCAGCCGCTTTCTTCGTCTTCATATCCTCTTCAGCTTTCATCTTCGCTTTCTTGGCCTTCTCAACGTCATCTTCGCCTTCGCCATCTTTCTTGGCGTTACCGTAGACGGTTACGTTAAGGGCTTCCAAAGAACGAAGTACCGCTTCTGCTTGATCTTTCGCTTCGCCTTTCAGCGTAGGAATTGCTTCTTGAATGGCCTTAATAGCCTCCATAAGGTGTTCTTGATTCTTCTGAGTTTCCACCTCGTCACCCCCCTTTTCTGTCTTTAGTTCTTGTTCAATTTCATTTGCTAGAGTTTCTAATTCAGGCAAATTAGCCACTAGGTCTTCAAAGAATTCCTTGACAGAACCTGAGGGCTCGATTTCTTTATTAACTTTACAGGCTGAATATGCGTAAGCGATCGCCTGATCATGTGGTTTACCGGCTCGCATACCTTCACGAATATGTGTACCAACGCAATTCTTTTGAGCCTGATTTAGTTGGCCACGACTACGCTTATTTGCATTGCCGGGCCCCGGCATCACACCCAAATTGCCTTCATTAAGATCTTTGATAACACCTTCAGCTTTGTCAGCGCCGCCAGCCAGATCAAGAAACTTCTGCCATGCATAAGCATAAACAGGATCACTTTCATATTTCTTACTGACCATCTCAATGGCTTCTTCTTCTGTCTTAGCCATGCCCCATTCAACCATGTGCGAAATCGTACGAGCCTTAATTGCGCCACAAATGGCAGCAGCCGCTTTATCATCATAACCAGCTGCCTTACGATCGGACATACACTGGTCAAAGGGATAATGCTTAGGTTTAACTGCCTTATCTAATTCGGCCATTGCCTTTTCAACATACCAAGCCAACGAACGAGCCGCTGGATTAGCAGGCACTGAAACAACAGAAACTTCATGAAGCTCCATGCCCTTGATCACAAGGATTTCTTTCTTAGTTACTGCATCCTCTTGTTTGGCTGCGTCTAAGATGCGGCCCCGAATACTGAACTTTGAAAGCGTGCCATCTTTAATTTTGCTCCAAAGAAGAGGTTCCGTTTTAGAAATCTCAGCTTTGATAAAAAGCTTATCGCCTTGGGCTTCAGCTTTAATCAACCTACCAATGGGACGATTTGAGTCGTGGTTATATAGAAGAGTGTTATACTTCTGTAACGACTCTGCACCCATACGAATAGCATCAGGTGTGATAATGTGAGACTGCGCATCAAGATCACCAGTCGAGGCATAACCCTCAATTATCCACTTACCTTGAAGGACTTCACTAACACTGTCTTTTGTCGCCTTATCAATCTCGGCGACAGACATATTCCACTCAGCAGTAAAAGGAATTGGATTAACGAACATAACTCAACGACACCTCATGTGTTGAGTATGATAATAGCGTGAATGTTGGGTCTTGGCAACCCGTGCAGGAATAAGGAACTAACTATAAGACATTAGGCGAGTAAACTGGAATAATGAAAGTATCTTCTTAAGACTATATTCTGGCCACTCTGCCTTAACATGGTGAAGAGTCGGAATAAATTCATCGAAGGCAGGCGTATCACCTAAATCAGCAAAAAACGTCTTTAGTACATTGGAACTAGGCTTACGCTTGTAATAATCCTGATAACAGTAATTGTTACTGTACTCGTGAGGAATTAGTTTTAACTCCTTGTTAAAATTACTGAAACGGGGGTCACCTGCAAACTCAACAGCAGGCAAACGAAGCAAACAGGAATGGCAAGACCCACAGTAAAAGTGCTTCTTACCTAAATAACGTGGTAGCTGGCAGGACGTCGTTGAGGCATAAATATAAGGATGCACCTTTTGTGACAGATTGATAAGGTCGCCCATAATCGTACGACGACCCGTCTGTATATTGGGTACGCAGATCTCTATGCCAGTAACTTTGGTGAATCCTTCAATAAAGTCTGGAAAACTATCGTGGAGACGATCATCAATACTAGTACCAACCCACATACGTGTACGTGGGAAAGTGGTTGCAGCCTGAGTCACCAGCATGAAGTTACGAAAAGCTTTAGCCCACTTACGTTCAAGCTTGCAGTTCCATCGGGCCGACATCTTACGATGATCTATAGTTGTGCCAAAAACTTTTTGTGCAAGTTCCACAATTTTCGATGAAGCTTTGTTTTCCGGCCACAAACCTGTACTAAACGTGGATTGGCCATGGTACAAAGTTGCTGCGTTGGTCTGACCCCTGAGATGCTTGAACATGAGGTGTGTTGAATCGGCGCCACCAGATAAAAGAAGTGTGTTCTGGGTTATCGGAAACGTTTCAGGCTGCCAAGTGTCACCTTCAAAAACAACCAGTGCCATGCCATATTCAGAAAGCAACGTATCATAATCAGCAGGCATGGGTGCCATAGCTCTGTGCCCTATGTTTACAAGTGCTTCAGTAGCAAAACGCGCGACTACTAAACCCTCCATTATACCTAAATACTTGTCACTTGGTGTAGTGCTACCTGGTACTTCATACCAGTAACTGGCTAATTCAGGACCATCTATTTTGAAAACTTTAATAGTGGCTAGGTGACCGCTCAGCGTACGGGCTAATTCAACTTCAGCCCTGGTAAGTAAAGTATACTTAGGAAGTTCACGCTTTTGTATATCAACTCTTTTTGGCGTAATTGACATACAACTAATTTAAATGGTAAAACGTAGTAAGATCAACTATGTAGGATTATCCTATGCAAGCTCGCCCCAAGTGCTACGTAATATCTTGCCGTTCTTATCTGCTCTGATAATGTTAACTACAGTTGCTTCTGAGTCATCTGCTACCACCACTAGCTGCTTGGTTTCAGGATCCATTTTAAAAAATGTAGTCGTGGTAATAATTTCTTGCTTTATAACTTGCATATTATGAAATCCCTAACTGCTGAGCAATATCAAGAAAAGCTGCTGTTGATTCAGGATGGGTACCTGTTTGCAAATCCCAAACTAATTTGTTAGCACCTGATGCATCCTGCTTTGCCTGGCGGTAGAGTGCATGGAACTCCGCAAAGTTTTCATTGTTGTACAATTCTTTATACGCATGAGCAGGCTGACCTGTGCGGGCAACTGTTTCAGCATTTGTCAAATGACTCTGAGCATAATCGGTAATACCACCTTCCTTCACTGATGCGGCTGTAAAGCGCCTATGTGCTGATGCCAAAGCAGGAGTAGCACCTGAAGAGCCAGCACTAATAGGATACAGGTTCCGATCATAAACTGCATGGCCAGATTCATGAGCTAGCACATGATCTAAAGCAGCAGGATTCTTTCGAACTCCTGCCATGAAAACATGAAGAGTTTTATTCTGTTCATCCCATTGTCCTAGGACATTTAACTTTCTGCCACCAATCATGGGTTGATTAGGAGATTTTTCAAAGACTTCAATTGCACTAATTTCTTTGCGGACGCCTTCAGGTAATTTATTAAAGGCAGCCGCTACCATACGACGTTCACTTTCACTAACGCCTCCATTAGCAGTGACACGTGCAGAACTAGCTGAGCGGGCAGCCGCTTCTTCTGAAATAAAAACTCTGGCGCCAGAACGGGTCGTAATCCAAAAACCTTTTGCGCCTTGAAACACAGACAATGCTCTAGCAGCCACTGCTGCTACAGCTCCGCCAACACCTGCCAGTTCTAGTAATTCAGGTGTATCAATGATATAGAAACCAACAGGTTGAATAGCGCCTAACGCGCCTTCAAAATCTGGGGGTAGATCCACATCTAAAACAATATCTTCTTCCACTACTCGCCTCCATTGGCAACAGGAAGATTTGAATCAATAACCAGATAACCCAGCTGCTTTAACGCATAATCTAGTAGGCCAGGGTTAGCCTGATTAAGAGGCATCGCTTCAAGGCGAGAACTATCAGAAACAGCTTCTGCCTGATCAAAATCCTTTAAAGTAGGACCCTGAACAGGTACGCGATGTAAGATACCTGACTTTTGTAAACCACGAATGGTCTTAGTAAATTCTTTGTCATTGGGGTTAATGAGCATCTTAGATGTATTCCAAGCCCAGGTCCCAACAATGGCACCATTAACAGTAGCAATATAACCCTTACGTGCCACACCCCAAACCTGACCTAGGCGGGCAAAGGACTGAAGTAGTGTTTTTTCTTCACTTGGCGTTAATGCCATGTTTTCCAACCCCCTAAAAAATTAAACATTTTCCCTAAAACGCCTAGACGTAATTGAGCCCCTAAAATTTCAAACAAGTCCCTACTATAATACGCTGCGTAAGACGGCTGTGTCACGTATAACCGAAACCAGGACATCCAGAAGTCCTTTGGACTGGCTAGGCTGTCAAGATTCATAAGTGGTAAATCTGGAATATTCTTTAACACTGGCTGAAAGTACTGCTCATAGTTCCGTGTCCAAAAAGTTAAATCACCTTTCTTTTCACCAACTCCCAGAGCAGTAGCTCTGATTTCAGCTACCATCTTAGTACCAATACGCTGGATACCTGCCTTATTTTGTAAATAATCTAGAGTACGACCTAAATAATCTTTACGATAAGCATCTTTTATTTCTGTCTTAATAAGAGGCTTAGCGTCACGCCAGAGCTGTTCAGCAATCACATCAGCCAATGTTGCCTGCTTCTGAGACTTCGTTAACGTATTCCAGTAATCAAAATTAACAGTGAAAATGCCCTTATCAAAAAAACCAATGTTATTTCGTGAACCTGACATCTTACCCATCTGAATACGATCCACAAAACTTACCTCTAAGTTTTTAAAATATTCAGAACGCTGCAGCAGCGGATTAGATTCTAAAACACTTAACAAATCTTTCTGAACTGCTTCAGTGGTAAAACGCTTTGACTTAGAAATAAAACTATCAATTAAAGAACCGAAGTCAATTACGTTAGGTGCTATCGGTGTTAAACCGCCTGGCGTAGGGACATCTAGTCGAAAGGCCAAGGCCAAGGAATCAGGTAATAGAGTAGATGCCCGCCGGACAGCAGCTGAATCAAAGAAGGTGGGTAGCACTTTAGCCATAAGCTTATTCAGATCAGGATCAAGTACTGCTGCTCTTTCAGGATTTGTAAACAATACCGAAAGCCATTCTGCCAGATATTCATTAGAACTACGTAGCTGATAGGCTGTCAACAGGCGCGTACTAGTAGAATATTGTGCAATGGCATTTTCCAACATACGCCAAGCATCACGACCGCTTACAGATCCAAAAGGGACATCTTTCTGAACAGCGTCAAAAATAGACTCAATCAGATTTTGGGGATCTGCCAGGAAGGTCTTCATTACAACAATATCTTTTCGCATCTGAGACGTCATCGTTGAAGCTGACATAGCACGGACAGCATTTTCAAAATTAGCACTAATGCGAGCTACGGCAGCATCTAAGGAGCGACCTGCAGTGTCAATAAGTAGAGTAGCTGCTTCCTTATCAAGAATATTAGATGTAACAGTTGTCTTTAGGGGAAAAGCAATCGTGTGGCCAAACTCATGGGCTGCCACCCGTACAATTTCATCTTTTTCAAACTGTGTTAGGCTGGTGAATATTTTACCCTTAGGCAGTGTAACAGCCAATTCAATAGTATCTGGTAATTTACCAAGACTACCACGATTGCGAACAACAGTTAAGCCGTCAGCTGCAAAAGTTTCACCCTCCACCACCTTCAAGGTGAAGCTATCTAGTTCCTTCCATAACTCCCTCCGACGTAATAAGGGATTAGCCAGAATCGAACTAAAAATTTCTTCATCAGCAATATTGAGCGTTATACCCTCAGTCTCAAGCAACTTACGTAAAGCGCCACTACTTAAGTTAGGTTGAACACGTAGGGCATTACGAACTGGAGCGGCTTCAGTCATACTATCAAGCCAGCTTGCAGCGCTTGCATCCAATGGCACATATGATGATAGATGACAACGACAATTGCCGCCGCAATCTAAAAGAGAAGAACCGGGCATCAAACCCATCTCAGCTAATTGGCGAGCATCCCATATACCAGAGCCATCACCATCAACCCCCAGAGCCATGGCTTCACAATCGATAGAATGCGTAGCATCCTCAGCTAGTACCCAAATAACTTTAACAGGATCAGTGGGCAGTCCTAAACCACCTATCTTAAAGGCTGCACCTACTGAGCGGTTAAGAAGCGAAATCCCCCGTGTAAAAGTATCATAAGCAATGCTTACAGCTACATTAGCGTAGTTTAATAGAAAGCGGTCAAAGCCGTCAAGAAGACTCTTTTGCTTCGCAGGTGTTTCACCGTCTATAACAGAAGCAGCTTCCTTGTAAAAAAGATTGTAGGACTTATCTTCGAAAATACCTAAGTGCTTATTAACCAGCTGGGCTTGCTGCTTTTCGTTTAAGCCGCGTACTTTGAACTGCTCTTCAAAATAACCGTTGCCAATGTTGACACCCTGCTGAAAAGCCTTAAGGGCAATATCACTAAAGTCATTGACCATGTCTTGGAATACATTCTTTTGCTCTTTGTCCAATGCCTTGTCAAGTGTTTGCAAATATTCCAATTTAAACTTATTCCAGCGGAGCAAAAGCTGATGGGCAAAGGTCTTGCGCAGAGAATGCATCTTAACATAAGCAACTCTTTCGCCTTCAGGAATAACTAACGGGGCAGTAATACCAAGCTTGTCAGGACGAATAGATTCAGGAATGTCTATGTCTGGGACAATTGCATCCTTAGCAGCTTGAACATTAGGAACCCTTTTAATAAGGATTGATAAGGCGGCGTCTTTTTCTTTTTCGTTTAGCATGTTCAAGACTACCATCGTCTTCGACGTCGAACACTTCTTCAAAGAAATCAGGATTCAATTCAATGGCTATAGCTTCATCCGCCTTTTCAGCTGCTGTTTGCTGTTGCTGATTACCTGGATTTCGATTTGCAGCTTGGTCTGCAGGGGGTGTACCTGGAGTAGGATTGCGATAAATGGGTAGGCCTGTATCTTCATCTAGAGGTACAACTTCATTACCAAGGAGCACAGTAAATATATCCCCACCCTTTACAGGCATTTGACCTAGAGCTGTTAGCGCACGATTACGCGAAGCTAAACCACTACGCCACATCTGAATCCAAGCCTGTGTTTGTGGCAAAAAATCTTGTTGAGGGACCTTAGAATAAGTGAACTCCACATCAGGGTTCATCTCTGCTAGTACTTCTAGAGTAATGGCTTCAGATACCATTCCCATTAGAGGTCCAATTAATTTGGACTGCGAAGCACTGACTGCGATCTTAGCTGTGCCCTGTGAGGCATCTGCCAGGCCAGATTCAACAGCAGAGACACCAAAGTTCTTAGTTATGATTTTTTCAATGATGGGGATTAATTCTGCAACTTGCAATTCACGGAAAGGTCGTGTGAACTGAATCCATTTAACTTCTCCCTCAACATTATCAATAACCTTCATCTGATTGCTAGAAGTATTGATACCACGGCCAGCTTCGAAAGAGGCACGTGCACGTTCCAATGCTTCAGTTGCAATCTTGCCGATGGCTAATACACCAGGAGGAATTTCATCATTAGAGAAAGTCCAACCAATGGTCTTAACAGAAAGCATCAACAATGAAATTTCATTAACAATGGTTTCAATTATAGGTGTGCCTGTGGGTCGATAAGTGTTAGGTGTAAAATTCCTAAAAATGATATCTTCCTTAGGATGCACCATAGTAGGCGTAATGGTGCCACGTTCAAATTCAGTGTAACCCAAGAGGATACCGAAGCCATCATACTTAGGTGCAAAAAGAGCGCCATCCTTGGCCAGCAATTCCCGCAGTATTCCATTAGAATCCCTAACCTTCTGTATGACACCTCTGCCTATGACCAATAAATCAGTAATAAACTTTGTCATTATGGTAGACAAAGTTTCACGATCCAAGTTCGGCATCTGCATGAAAGTACAATATTCTTTTACCTCTTGGGGATCATGGAACATTCTATCTTTAAATACAATGTTCCAAGGAATATATGCGACTTCACGAGCTAGACCATCCACAATGGGTCGAACGCTAGATGACATTTCATAAATGTCACGTAACAAACTAAAACTTAGGCGACCAAAAGTTTGGGGATGCACTGCATATGAAAAAGGCCAAGTCCCAGCACTTGCTGCACGTGTGGCAGCATTGGGAAGCGCTTTAGATATTGATAGAGGCTCAGCATCAAAGCGGGTATCGCTAGCAGGTACTTCATTGCCACGTGCGTCGTAGATCATGCCACTCCACCTACGTCCTGTAATTCCATACTGAAAAACCGCCGCCCTTACGTTCGCTTATTTTACGAAGCGCCTCTAATGCCAGCCAACCGGCCATCAGGGCGTCACTATGTGAGTTTGGATAATCTTTAACTTCCTGCATCCAATAACAAAAAGAGCACTGACAGGCTTTGTCATGATCACCACCAGCACCCAATGGAATCTTCCATTGACCTGTTTCAATCTCTGCCATCAATGAGGGTATTCCCACATTAACATCCAACTTCTGATTGCCCGTAAAGTAACCTTCAATGGGCAAGCCTAACTGAGGTACAAGAGATTGAATGATGTCGACTAAATACTTCTGCGCGCCATTGTTTTCAACATAAACCTTGGCAGGTTTCATCCTCTCACATACCTCAATTATAGAGCGGGCAGTTTCTAATGGCTCGTTGCGTCTAAGAATACGAATCTCACATGGAATACGTTTGGCAGTGGGAGCTCGACCCAAAGTATAAATCACTGAGGGGCAATTCTCGACGCCAGGCCGATGTCCCAAATCCACACCGACGAATTTGATAACTTCAGTGTTTATAATAACGTCGAAAGCTTTTAACTCATAGTCTCGTGAAGAGTCAACAGCCGTTGCATTAATCCAGGACTCTTCGTCTGTGAGAGCTACTCCACGATATGCTCTGTTGTAATGCCGTGTACCTGAAACAGCTAACTTGCCTCTAAAGTATTCTGAATCGTAGCGCTCTGGCCAATGAGACTCAAAATTATCTCCAACCCAGTATTCACGGCACTTGGGTATCATGTTGTTAGCACGTATCTCTGAAACAACATCTTCTACGTGCCAGGGTGTACCTACCATGTACCAACGAAATGCAGCGCCGTCAGACATGTTAAGCCAATTTGAATGGAATGCTTCTTTGACCTGCTGACGTAAACGCGGGAAAACCAAACTATTACGATAACCAGAAACGTCGTCAAATATAATTAAATCAGCGCGGCCACCAGTTGAGGACGTCAATACACCAGAACCTTCAACAGTGGCGTCTGTATGTGCCACGTTGCGTCTAACCGTAATTTTAGACTTAGTCCAAGTACCAAGAGAAGCAGGAACACAATTAGGAAAGATCTCTTTAAATTTCTCATTTTCAAGAATAGTCGTTGATATGCGTACAATGAGATCTTGTGCACGATCATCAGCTTCAGTAACAATCTTGACACGCAGATTGGGATTCTTACCGATCTCCCAAAGAACCCTGCCAACAGTAACCTGTTCACTCTTGCCACTACCACGAGCTGCCAACATCTGACCAAAGCGATGCGTATTCATAAAACTATGCCATGTCTCGTGCATGGTAGTAGCTTCATAATCAAATACGTAACGAATAAAAGCTGCAGGATCTTCGCGGGCGCGACGAATTGTCTTTTCTTTAAGAAGCTGATATAACCTAAATTTTTCGTCGAAGGAACTCATTCATGTGGTTCCTTCTCCGCGGGTACTATATCTGCAGGGACAGGTAGCTTATTTTCAGCCTCAGCCAAGGCTCGGCGTAATTTGATGATCTCATCGTCGAGATCTTTTTCTTTCATTGCTGATGTCTCAATGGTATTATTTTCGGTGGGATCACCAGTAATCAAACGACGCTGGTGGGAAACAAGCTTAACAGTGTCTAGAACATCTTTCCAACTGGTAGGACGTACTTCTTCAGTGACCAGAAGTTCTGCTACTTTTCCCTCAAGGAAATCAAGTAATTTAAGCTCATTTATCTGGTCAGCTGTCTCAGCACTTTGCTGGGCACGGGCAATAGCCGAACGGGCCTGAGTAAGTAATTCTTGATCCCTGCTTATCTTGGCATCCCAATCCTCTTGCTTTTTCCATACGTGTAAGGTTGCCGCTGGTATTCCTAACTCTCTGGATACCTGTAAAAGGTTGCGACAACGTAAATAGAGGCGATAAGCATTACGCCTACGTTCGAGATCCGGCTGCTTTGCCATACCTCATAAGTATAGCATTAAGCTCCCGATTCGTCACCCTGGGAGATGTGTTCTGGTTCATTAGGCCAGGTAAACCTGAGGAAGTCTTTAAGAGTAGTAATCATAAAGCGTTTGCCTTCAGCTTCAAAGGACGCAAAGGCACCATGAAAAATAAAGTCCTGCTGAAGTGGGAATAAGATGTAATCTGTTACACCGGCCTTGGTAAAGATTACAACTGTTTTTTCATCTTTCGTGTCGTCACGACTTTTAACCCAGTAATCAAAGACAGTACATTTGCGTGGATTCTTAAAAATCTCATTAAAGCCCCATTCCTTGCGACACTTACATTCAATGGAACCATAACCTCCACCCTTCCATACAATGTACATATCGTCGATAGGCTTTAAATCACCATGTGGTTGACCCCCTGTAGTACGCTTAGTGCGTAAGAAGGCTTTACCCCAATCCATACCAAAGTATGAAGCTATGAGTTTAGCAACTCGACGTTCATACTCTCCACCCTTGGCACTAGATCGCTTAGCGATCTTAGATCTTTGTTCATCTGATAGCATTACAGATCCTTGATGGAAACAACCCCTTCAAGCTTAACAACGGTAGTGTTTAAAGTACCGGTGTCATCCTTTGCAACGATTTCCACAGAAGATACAATTGGTGCACTTCCACTAGGTGATTCAGCACGAATAATTTGTGAAGGATTAATGTTATTAGAATCAACAACAGGAAACTTATCTGCTAATTCAGCCTTAAGTGCGGGAGATACTACTGTCGCCTCTTTCTTGGTCTCAATCACTTTCTGTACTTGCTCTGATGCAGGGACTTGAATTAAACCCAAGGACCTGTAGGTATCAGAGATAATGGCATCATCAAGTAACGCTGCCAATTCATCTTTACGGTACTTTTTGCCGTCGTATTCATACCAGCCACCGCCGGCTTTGATCCTACCAAGCAAATCTGGATCACTGAGAAAACTTAGGGCAATTTCTTTAGGTCGGATACCAGAGTCAAAGAAAAGATCAAATGTCCGGGTCCTAAAAGGAGGGACAAATTTATTCTTCGTGGAATGGACTTGGATGGTTTGGCCAATGATCTTCTCAGTTTCTCCCTCGCCTTTCTTTTGAGCTAGCTTACGAGTTTCGAGAAGCAGGCCTGCATGAAAATCAATTGCGTGGCCACCAATCTTTGATTTGTTAGTACCGTACATGATGCCAGGATTGTCTTTCAACTGGGAGACGAATAGCAAAGCAACACTCTCATTCCAAATCAAATTGCTCAGCTTGCGCAAACCCTGAGAAATGATCCTGGCATGTAAGCCACGAGCTTGAGAACCTGTCGAATCTTCCATTTCAAGTTCAGCAGACGCTGGCGTAGCTGACACACTATCAGCTACGATAAACATTGGCGTTGGATCCTTCCCCTCTTTAACAACCTCAATGACAAACTGAATTTCATCAAAAAGAGCTTCAAGATGCTGAGGCTGCAGCAAAATCAGATGTTCGGGATCTACCCCAAAGCGCCTAGACCATGAGGAATCATAGCTGTGCTCAGTATCAGCTAATACGCAGACAATACCTTGTCTCTGAGCTGCGCCTATGGCCTGTGCAACGATTGAACTCTTGCCACTGGAGAATGGGCCTGCAATTTCACTAATGCGTCCCAACGGGAAACCAGGTCTGCCGATAACCCAGTCGATGGCTAAATTACCAGTGGGTACAAATCCCTTAACATTTTCAGGGGCGAACATCTT